AACGGTGACATTGCAGGACTATGTGCAAGAAATGATACTCAAGGAGCTCCTTGGACTTCTCCAGCAGGAACATCTCGAGGTGCAATTTTAAATGCAGTTAAACTTGCATATAACCCATCCAAATTGCAAAGAGATGTACTTTATTCAAATAGAATTAATCCTGTAATTTTCTCACCAGGTGCTGGAATTGTTCTATTTGGTGATAGAACTGGTCTTGCAAAAGCATCATCTTTTGATAGAATTAATGTTCGTAGATTATTCATATACATTGAGAATGCGATTAGTGCTGCTGCTAAGGATCAATTGTTTGAATTTAATGATACTACAACAAGAAATACTTTTGTAAATATTGTTGAACCATTCTTACGCGACATTCAAGCAAAGAGAGGTATTGTTGACTTCCGCGTCATTTGTGATGAGAGTAATAATACTGCCGCTGTTATTGATAACAATGAGTTTATTGCTGACATTTATATTAAACCATCTCGTTCAATCAACTTTATTGGATTGACTTTTGTTGCTACGAGAACGGGTGTTTCTTTTGAAGAAATTGTCGGAACAGTTTAATTTAAATTAATAAAAACATCCAGAGGTAAAAACAATGACAAAAAGAACAATTACCGAGTTTAAAGCGGCACTAACAGGAGGTGGTGCAAGATCTAATCTATTTGCAGTAGAACTTGAATTCCCTTCAAGCGCTTCAGGCGTTACTATTAGTGACTCTACGGATACTAAAAATTCCGGAGAATTTCTTGTAAAATCTGCGGCACTTCCAGCATCTCTTATCACCCCAGTTGAGGTCCCATTTAGGGGTCGTGTTTTAAAATTAGCAGGTGAAAGAACTTTTGATACTTGGACTATTACAGTTGTTAATGATAATAATTTTAAAATTAGAACTGCATTTGAACAGTGGATGAATGGAATTAGTAAATTGAGTGATGGTACTGGTGTGATTAACCCAGCAGTTTATCATGTTGATGGTGTAAAAGTTAAGCAATTGAATAGAAGTGGTGAAGAACTTCGTTCATATAAATTTTATGGTGTTTTCCCAACTAATGTATCTCAGATTGATCTTTCAATGGATACTACTGATAGCATCCAGGAATTTACGGTTGAACTTCAAGTTCTTTATTGGGAATTGGAAGGAACTAGTGGAAATGCTGGTGCCATAGCAATTTCATAATAAATAGTAACAGATAAGTTAAATTATACATTATGCCAAGACTTTTTGGTTTTTCTATAGAAGATCCAGTTAATAACTCTAAACTTGTTTCCCCCGTTCCTCAAAATAATGAGGACGGGGTTGATAATTTTGTTGCAAGCGGATTTTATGCACAACATTTAGATATTGAAGGTATTTTCAGAACCGAAAATGATTTAATTCGAAGATATAGAGAAATGGCACTTCATCCAGAGTGTGATGCTGCTATTGAAGATGTTGTTAACGAAGCAATTGTTAGTGATTTATATGATTCACCAGTTGAAATTGAATTATCAAATTTAAATGTTAGTGATAAATTAAAGCAAAAAATTAGAGAAGAATTTAAATATATCAAAGAAATCATGGATTTTGATAAAAAATCCCATGAGATTTTTAGAAACTGGTATGTTGATGGGCGTTTATATTACTTGAAAATTATTGATCCAAAAAATGCTACTGATGGCATTAAGGAAATTCGTTATGTTGATCCAATGAAAATACGTCATGTACGTCAAGAAAAAAAACATGGGAAAAATTCAAAATTTCCAATGAGTGCGGAAATGATCAATCCAATGAATGGTAGGATTGATGAAAAGGCATATAATTTAGACATAGAAGAGTATTTCATTTATACACCAGCACCAAATTATCCAACTGGGATGATAAGCAGTTCTGGTGCTCAAAAAGGAATAAAAATTGCAAAAGATTCAGTTACTTATTGTACTTCAGGATTAGCAGATAGAAATAAAGGAACTATTTTATCATATCTTCATAAAGCAATCAAAGCACTCAATCAACTTAGAATGATCGAGGATTCTTTGGTCATTTACAGATTATCTCGTGCGCCAGAAAGAAGAATTTTTTATATTGATGTTGGCAATCTTCCTAAAGTAAAGGCAGAACAATATCTAAAAGATGTTATGAATCGCTATCGTAATAAACTCGTTTACGATGCGAATACTGGAGAAGTTCGTGATGATAGGAAATTTATGAGTATGCTTGAAGATTTTTGGCTTCCTCGTCGTGAAGGTGGTAGAGGTACTGAAATCACTACTCTTCCAGGTGGACAGAATCTTGGAGAACTTTCAGATATTGAATACTTTCAAAAGAAACTTTACAGAGCACTTGGAGTTCCAGAATCTAGAATTGCTTCCGATGGTGGTTTTAATCTTGGTAGATCATCTGAAATTCTTCGTGATGAATTAAAATTTACAAAATTTGTTGGGAGACTTAGAAAAAGATTTGCAAACATGTTTACAGACATGTTAAGAACCCAATTAATTCTTAAAAATATTGTTTCGGTAGAAGATTGGGAAAAAATATCCGATCATATTCAATATGATTTTATATATGACAATCAATTTTCTGAGTTAAAAGAATCTGAATTGATGAATGATAGACTTGCATTGGCAGCAGTAATTGAACCATATATTGGAAAATATTTTTCTGCTAGGTATGTTAGAACAAAAATTCTTCGCCAAACTGATGCGGATATTATTGAAATAGATAATCAAATTAAATCAGAAATTAAAGATGGTATCATTCCAGATCCATCAGCAATTGATCCAATTACTGGAGAACCATTACCATCACCGGAAGGAGTTGGTTATGGTACAGCAAATATGGGGCAAAATGGTATGAATGTTGGGCAAGTTCCTAAAGAAGACAATATTGATAGGCAAAGTGCAAAAACAAATGCTCAATCACAAAAGAGTACTAAAAAGGCAGAAATATAAATAAATACATAAATATACTAAATTTTTATGGATAATATTATAGATCTGATTGCTACTAATGCATCAGCATCAGATATTTCAGACAATATTAAAAGTGCAATTTTTAATAAATGTGCTGAAAGAGTTGATGCTATCAAACCTTTAGTGGCAAAATCATTTTTTGGTGGTGAAGTAACTACAGAGGATCCAGAATAATGGCACTTAAAATTGTTCAGACAATTAATAGACTGTCTCCATCAGTTTCTTCTGCAAGTACCACTTCAGGTATTCCACTAAAAACTGGATACATTCGTGTTTCTACTGGAACAACTGGAGTATATGTAGCAATTGGAACTGATCCAGTTGCCACTACAAATTCTTTTCACATTCCACCAAATTCAACTGAAATTATAAAGGACACTCCGGTTCGCCAAAGACTATCTGGAATTACAACTGGACCTACCACAGTTATAACTTTTCCCGATGAATCTGGCAATTACTTTAGTGTTGGTGACTATGTAACGATTGAAGGAGCATCTCCTGTAGGAATTAATACAGTTCATGTACCGGTAACTGCAGTCACAGGAACAACAGCAACTATATCATATGCGAGTCAATCAGTTACTGGTGTTTCAGTTACTGGGAGCACTTCTTTAGTAAAAAGTTTAAAAGTTTCTGCTATTGGTGCAGGTAATGGTTGTGATGTAAGTATTGCAGAAGTTCAAATCGTATCTCAGGCATAAAAATGAAACTCATCACAGAAGAAGTACAAAAAGTCAAATTTATTACCGAAGGAAAAGGTACTGAAAAGAAAATGTACATTGAAGGTATTTTCCTTCAAGGTAATATTTGCAATCGCAATGGGAGAATGTATCCTATGGAGATTTTGATGAGAGAAGTGAATCGTTATAATGAATCCTTTGTTCGCAAAGGTCGTGCTCTTGGAGAACTTGGTCATCCAGATGGTCCTACCGTAAATCTTGATCGAGTTTCTCATATGATTACTTCTCTTGTTCGTGAAGGTACAAATATTAAAGGTAGAGCACAACTTCTAGAAACACCAATGGGAAAAATTGCTAAAGCACTTATTGGTGAAGGTGTATGTCTTGGAGTTTCTTCCCGTGGTGTTGGATCATTAAAAATGACTAATGAAGGACATAAAATTGTTGGTGAAGATTTTATGTTAGCAACTGCTGCCGATATTGTTGCCGATCCTTCTGCTCCTGATGCTTTTGTTCAGGGAATTATGGAAGGAAAAGAA